GTTAGAGCCGGAATAGGACCTTCCCGTTCACATAAAACGGTCTCCTCATCTAATTAGGATGATCGGCACGGACAGCACGTAAGCCTAGTGTGGCTAGCAGTGTATGGGGCCACTACGTGCATGCGGTAGAGTGTCAGCTAGTTAAAGCAAACCGGACACTACCTAACGACATTACTGCCGGGTATCCCCAATCATCGGGGCCAGATCGCACTCAATGAAGAGCAGTCACTGGTTGAATGAACATCAAGTCCAATTTTAGCGGTCTTGTGGGAACCGAACCCAGAAAAGCCTGGCAAAGCAAAATAAAGAAGGAAAAAAAAAGAAACCAGGCAGCCATAAAAATCATGCGATAAAAATCAAGCGATGATCTGGGTATGGTAAAGCAAGTTAGCCATATTGATAATGTGCATAGCTATTGCCCCATGAGGGGAAGAAGGAGAAATATAAGGTAAGGCATCGCGGGCCGAACGCCAAGTGTCAGCAGAAGCAACACCACGTTGCAGCAGGAGACGGCACCGGTAAGCCAAGGAAGAAGCGGAAATGAAAAGCGAACGAAGACCAAACGTCCAACCACAGAAAGGACCCGTATCACCCCAGAAGGGTTTGAATTTCATTGCCCAATGGTCTGAGATGAATGAACGATCCTTCGAAAAAGTGCCACACACTATAGCATCATCACCAGAGAATGCCATAACGGTACCCCGAGGAATCGTGAAATAAAGGGTAGTTATGGCAATGTTCCGGTAAGTGTTGAGAAGCCAAGTGTACCTGTCACCGGAAGCCTGCATGATAGGAAATTTGCCAAGGTGGGTATAGGAGTTAAGCCGTCGATGAAGATAGCTGTCAATGTAGTGTTGTGGGAAACCACAAAGTTCCATGAGGTAAAGATCAATCCCATAGAGGAACTCCGCTTCACAACCGGCATCCCAACCAGTGACATCATTGCCTGTAACACCTTTGTCAACGTCCCAGAAAGTCTCGTACCACTCTTGCAACTCTTCAACTGAAAGTCGAGAGTTAAGGCAAATAGTGGGGTCAAGTGCCTGTCGAAGTACTTTCTCCATATAGAGCGCATAAGGTGCATCCTGCAACGTGAGCCCAACGTGCATGTCAGTGACGATTTGGCCTTTCTTAGGGGCAGCGCCACGGGCTTCCTCTTTCTTGATCCATTGACCCTTCAAGAAAGTAGGCAAATACTCGGTGGCAAAACCTGGGTCCCATTTATCAAACACAGCAGCCAAACCAGCAGCAGTTTTCCCAGTAGCCCACGTTGAGACAGACTCCTGCACACATTCTGACAAAGAATCCGGGTCAAAATCAGGAATCTTCGAGAGATCAATATGCTTCATCAGTGCACGAGTTAGCAACCTAGCTTTCTTTCGGACTTTCCGATTGTCGATTGAAGGCTGATACCGCGGACGAACACGTTCATGCATACTCCAAGAGTAAAGTGTCCCATCAGTGCCTTTGTGATGCTGAGCTTCTTCAGGGCCAAATTCCTCATACACTTGAGTCGGCTCAATATGATCCTTGAAAACTTTTTCCGGCAAATGATTAGCTGGCTTTCGCGCAGCAAGGTAAACCGGATCAAAGAAATCTGAAAGGTCATAATCGGTACGAGGAGGAGGCGAAGGCTTCGGATAACGAACATCATCAGGATCGAAAGGCAAGTAGGTCAGGACTTTCTTCAACTCGGATGCCCGCGTAGTCCTGTGCTCCTTCCGCTTGAGAGAAGAAAAAGCAGTGGTAAGCCCGTAAGTGGGATGGAAGGACTTCGGAGTAAACAACGAGGTGTCAGATCTAGCCCATCGGTCAAACTCTACAGGGGAGGGGGTGTAATAGCCAACCTGATTCTGATAAAGGTTATTTAGACCCAAAGAGGCACAGCAAGCCCGACCAATAGTATTCGCCAGATGTTGGTACGTCGCCGCCTTAACGAGGTGACTGTGCGGAATCGTAGCATTTATGACCGCTGTTTGGGAAAAGCAAGCCACAGCCAAAATTGTACTTAGAATCATTGAACAACCGAAACTCTGAGCAGAAAGAGTCTTAGGGTCGTTCATATTCGGAGACAAGACCAGCCAGATAGAGCCACGAGCACGGGTGATAGCAGTCCAAAGGGCAGCATCAGTCGCAGAAGAAGTCAACCCACCAACATCAATAGCTACGTCACCATCAAAGGTAACGCCCTGACAACCACCAAAGTGCATGGTATATGCCCCACCATTATTCTTGGTCTCAGCAAAACGGGGTGAGGCAACTAAAAGCGGTACTCCCTGGGGGGGCTTACTGCAGAGGTACACCTCACCAACCGTGGTGGATAAATTGCCATCGAAACCAAAGAGCATGGCGTTCTGGGTCGCAAGGCGACGCATCTTAGTAGCATAGATGGTAGACCTTGCAGCTAACCAAGAAATGGTAGAAGGGTTCTGCCGTGAGTAAGCACCGGGTTTCGGGAACACATTGCATGCCTGAGCACAGTCGAAAGTCATGTACAGACAATCGAGATTTTTAACCGCCATAAGCAATTGAATGTATCCAGGCCAGAAAGTCCCAGCATCGTCCAGGAAGACATACCGAGCACCATGACAAAGCAACTTTGAAGCAAATACAAAATTGTGGGAATTGAAAGTGGGGAAAACAGGGCCCATGGCACGTTCCAAATCGACAAGCAATGAAGGGGTCCAAGCCGCTACAACAATCTCACTCTGATTCACACCTGCAGCCAACAACCGTTGGATCTCATTGATCATAGCCGTAGACTTCCCAGTACCAGGAGCTCCATGCCAAAGAGTGAGAGGGATTTGAGGATGAGGCTGGTGTATACGGGAGTAATGATTAATGATCTCAAGATTCCCAGCAGCAACCGCAGGAGCGGAAATGTCCGTAAGACCAAGCTCAGCAGGGTACATCTTCATATCCCTAGCAAGGAACTTAGCCGCCTCAAGGTCAGCGGGAGTCAAAGCGTACATTAAGTTCTCAGCAGTAAGCGGGACAGCAGGGAGCACAGGTAACGGAGCTATAGGCTGAACAGGTGGCTGAATAATAGTGGAGTGGCTGAGAATACTTCCCCACGAGGGGTTCTGTGTCCAAGCAGCAATTTGAGCCAAAATCCTCTGACCATTCGTAGGGATGTTCAAGATTCCAGAGACTTCCGCAGCAGCAACATAACGGGAACTCAAACCAACAGTCCCAAAGGGAGGAATAACGGGCGCCCCATTGACAACAGTAGCCAAGGGAACCTGTGGGCTCAAATGGTTGTTGCCAGCCTGGAGAACTTGCATCGACCAGTGGACAGTAGGCCAATCGGGAGTGGGGGTACCAAATGTAACTGCCAGAGCTGAAGAATTAGCATAGCCATTGTCATCCACATAAGTATAATCACCAGCAACCCGGAAATAAGCTAAGATTGCGGGCAGATCAGCAAGGATCACTCGACCTAGCTGAATACTGCGGGGAAATACCGTCAAAGCGTGTGCATGTAGTATGGAAGGGTTAATGCCAAGCGCTGAACTCAGACAGTTCCAAACACACATGTTACCAGCCGGGGGAGACGGAGGGACAGCATGATTCGCATAAGCTCGAGAGAACTCTGCAGCAGTATCAAAGAGGTAAGGCCGGATATCATAAACCGCAGGAGGGGGGTTAACATAAGCAGGTGGAGCCTGCATGGGTAGCACCAGTTGCGCATCCGGATTAACTGGAGCACGGGGTACCGGAGCAGAAGCGGCCTGATCCTGAGGTAAAGGGATAAGAGGAGGGTCCGATGGTGCCCGGGGAACCACACGTTTAGGGAGCACAGGCAACGGCGGCGGGCTGTAAGGCCTATCTGACGGAGTACGCGGACTAGGGGAACGAGGGATAGGGTCAACAAACCTGTCAACCGCCCCCCCGTCATTAACATCGCCGAGAACATCATCAAAGAGAGTCTCAATGTGCAGGTGCCACGGTAGCCACGCAGGAACAGAGTGGTCACGACGCCAAACCAAATACCAAGTTGATACTATAACAGGGACGGTAACCAACCACAACAGTCGGAAAACAGTAGGAGGGAGGGGAAGCAATAAATGTGGGAAAATGGCACTGAGAAGAGTTAACACAAAAGATATTTTGTACCATTTTCCAAAGCCAATAGACGCGTCAAGTTTAGCTGACGGTAAACCCAAGGGAAGGGCGAGCCAACGGTGGAAACCGTGACAGGACCGCAAAAGATCATACTGCCAAAGCTTGAGCACGGGGGTGAAAGAAGGAAGTTGAATAGAAAAAGACCAAGCTAGGATGGACAGCATAAGCAGGTCAACAAAGGTGCGGCCCGTGATACCCAGCCGGGTAGTAAAGAAAGTGGTAAAGGACCAATAATCGAAATTGAAAACCAGTCGAGGAAGACGAGCAAAAACGACCTTAGCCAGCCCTGTCAGCAAAAACCGAGAACCTTCAATCCAATAACGGGAGGCTGTCGAGGCATTTGGTGGGACATAGAACAAAGGGACGTCATGTGCATCACAAAGGAGCGAACGCCACGGCGCCGGGTTATCTCTGGCGGAGGAGACCAGGAAAGCAGACGTAAGCAAACCATTCGTCGCATCAACTGTATAGCTGATGTCAGAAGAGAGAGCTGACCGCACATGTAACTCCGGGAGTAAACCAACGGCTGTGGCCAAGCGAGAAACAGTATGGCGGGCTTGATCAAAAGACAAACGACCGACAGACTGGTGGGCGAGCGCATAGGCAGAAGCGCCATATATAGCCGCAAGGAACTGGCTATCAGGAATCATGTCTGACTCTGTCATCTGCAGCTGCCGAGCCTTCAGTATAACTGGCCGCATGCTCTTAATCTCCATTGTCATCACAGCATCACGAAGCTTCTTGTAGAATCGCGCATTGGTGAGACGCTGTTGAGGAGCAAAGCCAGGAGCCGCCCAGGCAGGGATCTCCATTAAAGGGGGATAATCTAGGGAAACCTGCTTAAACGGTAAATTTTCGTCACGACTAATAACCGTAACGTGGTGAGCAAAGCGACTATCAAGTAGGCCGAGATGTAAACATTCACCAGCCGGAGTGATAAGCCGCCGGGCAAGGGCCCATCGATTTGCATCAGTGGGTTGCCAGTATGAACCAGAATAATCATCCTCAAAGGTAACACGGGTGAAATCACCTACCTGACTCGTAGAGTAAAGCGTGGGCCACCAACTGTCAGTATGAATTGTGGACTCCAGACAAGACACGTGTGTAGCTATGACATGTCGTAGGTGAGGGTGTTTATCAAACCATGTACCAACCTCCGAGTTTGTGAGATTTTGTAACCCATCATGGATAAACCAGATAGGAGCGGCAGAGGTGGGAGGCCCGTCAGATGAATTAAACTTATACCGACGAATGTCTTTCGTCTCGCACTGCGGGTTCCAAACCGCGCAAGGAGGCGTAGAAAAGAAAGCTTGCTTGTCGGGGCGCAGCATCATGCCAAACCAATTCTTTCCAACAAGCAACTGATTGATCATCCGAAGGTTCTTCTCTTCAAGAGCGGCGGCAAAACCGTGAGGGTGCTCCGGGGCCGTGTCAAGTGGGGGAGCCAAACCAGCACGTTCAAGAAGAGGCATATTTTTTTTTAAGTTGCGGATCCTATATGGCGCTTGGATCCGCTGCCGTCTTATCATCCCAAGATAATCATTGACTCGGGCCGACAAGATAGCATTTTTTTGAGCCGACTCATCAAAAAGATCATAGGTTTGGCCAGGGCCTCCTACCGTCGGAACAGACGTGGAGTCATGGCTAAACTTTGAAAGGAAGTCGGAGGGAGAAATGTACCCATCGGGAAGAGCCTCACCAGGAGAAAGAAAGGTAGACTCTTCAAGATGGTAATCACCGTCAGCTTGTTTCAACACCATCATAGCCCAGCTGTCACAAGGGATACGACGAGTGAGCAAGGGCAAATAAGCTGGGGCGTCAAAAGGGTTCGTAAACGCTGGCAACTTGGATTGGATCAGGTCATGATACTCATCGGGGGCATCAGCGACGCGAATGGCAAAAGAGAACTGATCAAGTGTCAACGTAAGAGTGGGACCATATAAGACCTGGACAAAAGCCCAGATCGGAGAGAGTCGCCAGCAATCGCCGGCACCACCAATTGTATCATCACCATGTAGGTTGGTCAAGAAGTCAGAATTTGGGTCATCTTGGCCATACTTATAGTAGACGGGTTCAGGGGGCGCCTCAGCGATCAGCTGACGAGGTTTTGGAGCGATTAGGCGGCTCCTGGCCATGGGAGAAAGGGGGGGAGCATACAGCAGTGCAAGCCGCCGAATGCGAAGATTTTTGGTCGCTCGGAAAGGCGGCGACCATCGCCGGGACGGAAAACGATCCGGAAGTTCATACCACCTCAGGTCCCAAGGTAAGGCGGCAGAAATGATGAAGCAGTTCACCCGGTGAGCGAACGCGAAGAAAGCGTAAGGAAAAGGGAGAGGAGCTACATCTAAGTAGTAAAGTAACAGAATGGCCAAGATGACCCCGTATAACGGGGAAAACGG